ATATTCAATTATTTTTTGGAATTTTTTCAATTCCTCATTTAACGATTTCATTGGTTTTTTCATATTAAGTTAATAATTGTCTACCGTCTTCAGTAATAACTTTTTTATTTATTCTTTCAACAATACTTTTATCAGATTTAATAACACATTCATCACTTAAACATTCTTCAGTATCTAAAGGGTTTAGAAATTTATCTAATTTTTTTTCAATCTTTTTATCTAACATAACATTTTTTTTAAGTTTATTATTTAATAATAAATATACGCAATTAAGGGAAAATTCTATTTAAACTTAACGAAGTTAAATTATTATTATTAATCATTAATAATTTACTCTCATAATTAACCCAATCAATTTTATATTCTTTAAAATTATGTTTTAATAATGGGTTTAGTTTATGTTGTGATATGATTAACTCATTTAACGCATTTATAGTGTATAGTGTTGATGATTTCTTATGAATTAGAATCGTATTCTTAAAATGTTTTTTAATGTCCAATCTTTCACCATTCTCTACTATAATTTTGAAAGTGATGAGAAATTTTTCTTGTTCACCCTCAATTTCATAGATGAATACATTATTTTCATCTATGTTGAAGTTTTCTTTCAAATGTTTTTTCCTTTCATCTATCTTATCAAGATAAACAAAAGAGGCTAATAGTAGTGTTTTATTCATTTTTATTTAAGTATTCCAAATATGGTATGTACTTAGGTTCGTAATTTAACCTTTCCATATAATTTGTATACTCTATATATACCCCATTACCACTCAAAAAGACCAAACTTTTATCTTTTATTTTAGTTTTAACCTTTTCAACATCCCCACCAACAAAAGTATATAATTCTAAGTCAAAGCCAAATATTAAGTTATCTGAATATATATATAACATTTTATTATCATATTCGTATGAATATAAGTTATTTAGTGAGTTTATCTTACGATATATTTTAAATAAAGTAGTTGGTTTCATTTGTAATAAATCAATATAAATATAACTTATTTGATTAACTGACGTTGTGTAACAAAATTGCGTAAAATCTTCTATATCATTATTAAACAATTTTCTATACTCCCTTTTCGTGAATGTCCAAAATAAACTATCATTAACTTTTCTATTTAAAACGTCAACACTATTTAACAATTCTTTAGATAAGTCGAAACCAATAATTAATGTAGGTAGTTGTGAGTCTATACCATCTAAACTTTTAGAATAGTTAAACTCACAACCTACATTTACATCAATATCACTTACTATATTACCTATCATTTGGCAAATATACTATTTTTTAGCATCATATAACCTTAAAGCTTCTAAAAAAATTCTGTATAAACTATCAGGATTTATAGTTTGTTTCTTAGTTTCATCAAGTTGACCGTAAAATGAATCTCCCTTTTTAATCGCTTTTTGATTATGAACCTTTTTATCTTTACCCCTATAATACCTAATCATATCTTTACTTACTGGTATTGAAGCCCATTCAGGGGAAATTTTATTTAAAAAAATGTCAAATTTTTCTCTATCAGCTTTATTCGCAGATAAGTCATCAATAGAAACACTTCTATCCTCAAAATCTTTAAAACCTAATCTTCGTTTAACTAATTTTAAAGCGGTTAAATCTTGATTATTTTTACTGAACGCCAGACCTTGACCTCCACTGGGGTCATTCCAAGTGCTAAATAGGAATTGATATCTACCAGCGGCTATGTCGGTAATATTCACACCTTTTATTTTAAATACGAAACCTTGTTGTTTTAACCATTTGTCACCACCATGTTTCATAGTTGTATCAGGTGTCCAACCCTTAATTGTGTAATGATTATATGATACATCATAACCATTCTGCGAAACACCTAAAGTACCCTCAGCGAACGCTATTAAATCTAATACTGCTTTTTCTTTATTACTCATCATAATTCACCTAAATATTTTTTTGAAGAATCAAAGTTAGAATTAACAAGTTTAGCTGATACTTTCACAAGTAAACCAGCTTCCGTTGGTATCCCAGAATCTAACGTACCAGATGATAATGCTTCTGGTGTGTTAAATTGTATGTGTAAATGGGTATCATGACCTTTCTCTTCTTGAACTCTAGCTGATTTACCGTTATAAACCTTCTTATTGTACTTACTTATTATTACTTCATCGTTAAAATAAATCACATTAATAGGTGAGTTTTTACCCCACCCTTTATACTCACCATTTAATGTTAATAAAATGTCGAAAAAAGCGTCAGTAGCCTCTCTAGAGTATTTACTGTTTTCACCCTTGATATTAACACCTTCATTCGCCTTAGGGTCTTTAATGAATGGTCTAATATCAACATCAACACCATTGTTATGCGACTTATGAGTTGGTACTGTTTTATTATCCTTAACAGTCGTGATTAATTCACCTTCTCTTTTAGACAGGTCATTAACTCTAATCACAGGTGAGTAATTTTTTCCACCTCCCACTACAAAATCATTCCATCTTACACCTAATAACGTTAAGAAATCAACCACATCTTTAAGACCGTAATTATTAGTTACGGTTTTAGATGCAATACCTTTACCTGTACTTAATTGGTAAATAATATGTTTAGATAGTTCACTATTACTAGCACCACTAGAGGTTCTACCACTACCATCTAAAGTCGAACCATCGGTTACTATGTCGGATAATGAACCTAACACGTTCAAAAATATTGTAGATTTATCTACTAACTTACTTTTAGTTTTACGAGACCTAACACCAGTAAAATTGGTTTTCATAGAATTAGGTGTTATATCATGTTTTACCTTAATAATATTATACAAACCTCTAAAAATAGGTATACCATTTAACTGAAAATACATTAATGGTTGTATCATGGCGTTACCTAACATCTCAACATTAGCTGTGTAGGCTCTAGTGTTATAAATATCAAATAAATTTTGACCGATACCACGACTATTGGTTATCTCATCAACGGTTGTTAGGTACTCATCAGTTGCAGTGAATTCTGATTGGTCCAACTGAATATCATTAAAGACACTCTGATTATCATCACCATAATTAACCATAAAAACAGGTAGTTTTCTATCACCTTGTACCATGTCTGGTGGGAAATCAGTTAAATCAAGAGTTTTATCATCATTAATGTTAAGGTTGAAAGAATCGTCCACATAAGAACCATCTTCAGTTAAATTTAATTGACTAGACCTTTCCCCAATATACATACATATAAATGATGGACCAGAATTTTTAGGTACGTTATTATACATATATGGTTTAAAAACATTACTTAATTCAGCACTACTATTATAATCTATATATGATGGTAATGAGAAGAAATCAATGTTGTTATCTGGTAAAACTTTACCAATATAGGAGTAAAAACTTTGATTATAACTACCTATAAGGTGCTCATTCATAACAACTGGGTTAATTAAAAAAGTGCTAGTTATATCATTATAACCTCTATCTAAAAATTTAAAACTATCAAATAAATCACCTTTAATATCCTCATATCTAGTGCTACTACCGCAAACCCACTTATCATATATGAGTTTTAATTTCTTATATATGTTTAGTTTTATATCATCATTATCAATAGAGTTGAATATTTGAGCTTTAACCTCATTTTCAGTATTAACTGTGATAGTGGTATCTTCACTTAAAGTAGCATACGTATTCACTAAAGTCGTGTAATAAAGTTTGTAATTAGTTACACTAACACCAAGATGAGACGATGTGTCATTTACATCGTGTTTTTCCCAAATATTAGGGGCCGCATTTGTGATTACCCTACTGTCAAAAATAAAATCTTTAAGTAATTTAACACCCTCACTATCAGGTTTGAAACCTAGTACGAAATTAAAATAACTATGACTATCAAATTTCCTCATTTCAAGAAGAACTTCATTTTCAGTAAGAACACTACTAACACCGGCCTTGTATTTAGTATCATTATAATTAGCTAATATCAAGTTGTAATTTTTTAAAAAATTATCACTTAAAATACTATCTTTTAAAGTCACATTCAAATTACTTTTTAAACCTTTGTTTAGTCTACCCCAGAATTTATATCTTTCAACATTTTTAGTGTTAGGTTTGAAAATTTCAAATTCACTCATTATTTTTTCAAAATCACCGTTAACCCAACTCTCAAATTCTTTAGAGAATTTATCCCTAACTTGTTGAGGGAAACCCGTTATGATGGCATCAATATCATAACTAATTTTACCATCTAAAATAACATTAGTCCCATCACTACTTGATAGAAATAAAAGTTTATTACTTCCTAGGTTTACCTCTATAGAACCCCTAGGGGCTAAATCGTATGTAGAAGTTTTATATTTTATTATATCCCCATCACCCTTAAGCCCTTTTTCCATTCTGTAAATAATTGAACCTAATCGTAAAATCCAAGAATATGGTACATCAACAAAACCACCCCTATAATTAAATAGACCTAAAATAGTCTCATTTAAAGCAGTAGAAACACCAGTTTTAATTGGTAGTGACCCTAAAAATAGAAAAGCCTTACCAAAGTTATCTTGGAAATAATACATATCACTACCAAATAGTGAGTAGCCAGGGGTTAAATCTAAATTAGATATATTAACATCATTTAAATCACCTTTATTAATTTTACCATACAAAACCTCATCAGTGATAGCTACATAACGCTCATTAGCAACGACTACAGGATTAATATTTGACTCAAAACTAGTGACCGCTGTTTTATTCATAGGGACAACTTTAAGATTACTATCTACAGTGAAGTAAGATGAGTTATCGGCTTTTTCTTTAATAGCGGTATAAAAAAAAGTTGTTTTTTTAGGGTTATTATAAAATAATGTTTTTGACAACATATCAATACCATTAGAATTTTTAATACTAGCATAATCAAGTACACCAAATTTACCTAGAAATAAACCACCAGTAATTTTATTTTCAGCTGACATGGTTAATGGTTCAACTGATTTTTCAAGCCCAGCAGCAACATAATCAACAAAAGATGGTGATTCTCTATTGTAATCAGATATAGTTAAGAAATCAATAAATGTTGTTCCATTATCTAATTTATTACGTTTTCCATCTTCTTGCGCTTGTTTAACGTAATATAAAGGATTGTAAAAAGTCTTTTTACCACCATCTCTTTGTGTAACCCTATCAGAATTTGATAAATCATTATTAGAGTCACCACTTAAATCTTTTCTACTATCAACCCTAAATGGTATGAATTGTATTTTATTTGATAACGAACCATCATTATTTTTTGTTGGTGTATATGTATAAAAATACCTTTCTCCACTTGTGGCAAGACTAATAACTCTAGTTTTGACATTGCTGACTACATTAGGTGGTGTTGTAACACTTAAGTCAAGTTGGCCTGTGGGAAGTGCGCCTGTGGTAAATGCGGTTGTAGTTGCGGTTGGGGTTGCGGTTGCGGATGGGGTTTTGGTTGAGTAATTCTTATAATTAGCATTAGCATTAGGATTAGCACTAGAAAAACCATCTGTTATACTAGCATAAGTTAAACTCTTAAAATTAAGTTTAACCTCATTATTTTTAATTGAATTAAAAATAGTGTTAGCCTCGGCTATAGCAAAAGCTTTTATCTCATCAGGAGTAAGACCTGAATTAGTAAAACCATTAAGTGTTATAAACCTAAAAAGTGATAACCTTAAATAATCATAATCTCTACCTTCCTCTTTTAAAGATTCGTATGGGTTAGATTTATAGTAAATAACGGTATCAAAAGGGTTAACAGGAATCCAATCTTGAGTAGTGGTTGAGGATTCGTTATTAGTAATCTCCTCCAAAACCTCATCATCTTTAATTTTGGATTTAATTAAACCGTTTAATATCTCCTCAACTAACATAACTTCTGGCATATTAGGTGCCTTAACCCCAATCCACTTATCTTCTAACGTGTTATCAGTATTCTTCTCTCTATAATCAGGAAAAGCTTTTATACTACCTATATCATCATTAGTACCACCATTAAATTTCGTTAAACCTTCACCAAAATCAATACCCTCTAATTGTTTCTTTCTATCAATTTTATCTTTTTCAGCCGCAACTGCAACTTGACGAATAACATCTAAAAAAATATCAACGTGATTACACAATATTCTAAAAAAATCACCTAAAGATGATGTGAAATTCCCATCTGGGAAAGCATCTCCAACCATGTTTGTGTAATCATCACCTAACGTATTAACAATTTGTTTACTATCTGATGATAAACTAGCTATTATTTGATTTATAGAGTCGATTGCCTTATCAAATATAAATAAATTAACAGTTTTTTCCTCAGCTAATTTCATATTAGTTAATAATATGAAATTAACCCTATCATAAACATCACTAACTAATTTAGTTTTACCTTTAAAAACATCAGGACCTTTCACAGTTAAATCTTTAAGGTAGGTAACACCCTCTGTAGCTAAAAATAAATTTAAATCCAATGGGTATTTAGAACCTAAACCACCCTCATTTTTATTTAATTCTTTAATTTTATTAGTTATATTAGTATTATATGTTTCAATAACACTACTAATTGTAGGTGCTGTAGTATCAGTTAAAATATTTGCTCCCCATTTACCACCACCACCACCACCAGTAATATCATTAGTAGTATTTAAAATATTTATAAATTCAGCTTCGAAAGTACTTTTAAATTCACTTAAAGAGCTTGTTAACTTACCACTTAAACTTAATACTTGCACATCAACATTATCACTTTTCAAAACCTTTATATCGTTACTTAATTTCTTAATCCCAACGTTTAACTCATCAAAAGTTAAGAAATTATTTTTAGTACCCACATTTAATGCGTTTAACTCATCTATTATCTTACCACCTATATTTGTATAAGGTAAAGCTTTTAAATAACCAATTAATATGTCCGATAAAAACGCATACGTATAACCAATGAAATTACACTTAACCTCAAAACTACCTTTTGATGAGTTAAATTTACCATTAAATTTATATAAATGTAGTTTATATTTTACAGCCGAACCATAAAAACCTTTAACAGTTAACTCAAAAACTGGAAATGGTAATTCAAAAAAAACGCTATACGGTGAATTATTACCCATCTCGAATAACTTACCTCTAGTATCAACAAAATCAATTGAAACCATAGGTGCGTAAGATGAATTAAATTCAATTGATATGTTAGAAATACCAAGCGTTTCTAAATCAGTATTAGTTTTATTAAAATTGTTACCAACCTCAGTATATAGAGTTGTTAAAGATTTCTGAACACCTTCACCATTAACTTTTGACCCATCAATAAAACTTATTTTAGTTTTAGAACTACCAGTATCAACATACGTATCACCACCTTTAACAATCTCAATAGCTGTACGTTTTTTTTTAGTCGTTACTAGTTCAACGCTAATAGCGAAATCTTCTGGTGTTTTAATTATATTACCCTTTGGGTTTGGGTCAACATATATTACTTTACCAGCGTTAGTTGCGTTGTTATTTGTATTATCCACCATATAACCTCAAATATTTATCAACCTCAGCATCATAACGCTCCAAAGCACTCCTAAATGGGAATGGGATTCTAATCACCTCATTATTATCAATATTAAATTCTAACCCACCTTTTTTTGGGTTGGCTAATAAAATTAACCAACCGTGATATGGGTTACCATAATATTTATCACTTAACTTATCAAGCCTTGTTTTACCAACCTTATAAACAACTTGCTTATCACTAGGTTGAATTGATATATTTAAACCTGGGATTGGTTTAGTACCATTGTTGGTTCTAAATTTATCATACCTATCAAAATATTCAGCCATATTTTATTATATTTTATCTATAATTTATTAAATTTTTTTAAAAAGTAAATAAAGTTAAAACCATTCTTTATAAAGTTCACTACTTATTTTAACAGGTATTGTTTGGATAGTTTTACCGTCATGAATTATAGCTAAATTATAATTACCATTAACTAAACTAATAGTACCCGAATCTCTATCCCCCAAAATATAATTATCATTTAAACAAGAAAAGGATTTACAACCAGAAGAACCACTAGCACCACTAATTTCACTAACAATTTCCTCATGCGTAAAAGAGTTATTATTACTTAATCTAATTTTTAGACCCTTTGAAACGAATTCACTAACCGAACTTTCACCTAAATTAATTGGTAAGTTTAAAAATTTAAGCGAAAACATAAACGAACGTTTATTTGGAGTTAACGTTTCTCTTACTTCAATATACTTAAAACCAGTTATTTTAATTTTACCATCATCAACAGCTGTTTCAGTACTTGGTGCACTGAAAGTACCGAAAACCTCTACTTCATTTAACTCAATACCCACTTTAGTTTCACTAGGTTTAGGTGAACCCGCTTCAGGTTTAAACTTTACCACATCACTAGTATATCTACCATTACTAAAATATTCAGCTCTTGAATCATAAATCTCAGTATTAGCGAAATAGTTAAATGAAACCGCATTCTGTAGTTTATTAATAGGCCCATCTAATGATTGACCACCAATAAATTTAAATGATATTGAAACATTAGCAATCATTGGTTGAACACCAACACCTTCTGGGTTTAAATCCCATTGCGTACCGAACCCACCATCATAGTCAATATTTAAACTATCAATTATAATCTTTGTATGATAAAAATCACCTATCCTTAGGATAGAAACAGGTGCGGCTCCAAAAACTAAATTACTAGGTGAGTTAGCGTTCTTAGTTGGCCCTTGTCTAGTACATTGATTAAGAAATGTTAATCTACTATTAAAACCTTCTGGCGTTACTGAATGAAAAGCTGGGTGAAAGAATTTAATCTTTTCACTTATGGAATCATAGGTAAATTTATCATCTTGTCTTAACTTCTCAAAATATAATGATTCGTTAAAAAATTTACCCTTAACCCTATCATTAAGTATTTTTTTAAGGTTATTAGATTTTAAATTAGTCTTAAATTCATTTAACATTTTCTTATTACTAGGGTCGTCAACAAAAGTAACGTCAACTCTTCTAGCTTTTTTATTTAATATTGAATCAACCGCCTTAACACCTTTACTTGGTGAGTCAGTTGATTCACCTTTACCAACAACTAGTTTAAACCTATTACCACTTAACGGGTCCGAAGTCTCATTACCACCTAACAACTCCTTGATTAATATACCTTTCATAGTTTTAGCTCTATCATCAGATAACCTTTTATTCACACTGGTAACACCATCCTTACTAGCGTAACCTTTAATCACAATCTTACAATGTTCACATTTTTTAAAATCCTCACTTAATTTAGTGAAAAAATTAGTATCATAGTAAGCTTTATTTAAACCAAAATCACTCCTATCCTCATAAAATATTGTTTGACCCTTAGTATAACCAGGGTCCTCAGGTATCTTACCATACGAACTAGCCGTCACCTCACCATTCTCAGAACCAAACCTTTCATAATCAAAATAAGCATCTGAAACCACATCATTTGGAAAGTAATACGAAAAACCTAAAGGTACTATACTAGGCGTATCTTGTTTTTCAGCAACCTTACTAGCGTTATCAACATCTAAAGCATTTTGGTCATTCTCACTTATATTTTTTAAATCATAATCACCAAAATCAGTACAACCAGCCACAATACTATTAAAAAAATCATCAGTATCATACCCAGATTCTTTAGCTATTAGAGTAATATCGTTCATGTAAGATGCGTGGTCAATAATAACCTTAAAACTTAAACTACCACTTCTTTCAGAATTGTTATAAGTATACATAGGTTCCCCTCTACCAATGAAATCGTAACTATCCCATTTTAATGAAGTACTTTCCGTAAACTTAATATCATATGGTGGAAACCACATTATCCTACCTTTGGTTTTAGTTAATGGGTCACCTGGTCCGATTTCATTCTTAGGTAAATTACCAGTCTGCCCAGCCCAAGCTAAATTCTCAATTGAAAACATGAATCTTTTAGCATCAAGTTCAGTATTGTTTTCAATCTCACCTTTAGTTCTAGTTGGTGCTACCCTAACGAAACCATTATCATCTAATACCGATTTAGATACTGTATTTCTATTTCTTAACCCGTAATTACTTTTTAAACCATCACTTTTTTGTAAGTTTCTAACTTTATCATATTTAACTAATGATGTCCAAGACCTACAAAAAACCATGTTCGCATCATCAGCAACACCCTCTAAAGCTGATAAACTTTTAACACCAGAACCTCTAGAAATGAAACTTGGACCATCCATTTTATCACCTTTAAAACCCCTAAAAACCTTAACCCCATTGTCAATCTCACCTTCTGTATCTAAACGTAAACCTCTACTACTAACCATGACGTTTATATGTCCAGATTTAAATAAATTTTTAGTTGTGTTTAGTAAACCCCTTTTAATCTTATTAATATTAACATCACCATAAGCTTCAAATGAACTTGATGAATTAACTGGTGTAAGGTTAACACCATCACCAAGTACATAATGAAATAACTCTTCTTTCACACCTTGAGCCCAAGTAAACCCCTCCTCACCTATTTTAAGGCCTTTTAAAGAGCTAAATTCACCATCCCTAACCATTGACTCCAATTTATAATTACTAGGTGATATGGGTGTGTTAGGGCCGTTTTTTAAAGAACCTAATACTTTACCTTTATCATCTAATAATAATGGTGCGTTTAACATGTTTAACATAGCACCGTTACCACTATTAAATAAATATAAATTACTTATAACGGATTCCCCTTTAAATCTAGAATCGGTTATTTGCATTTTATAGGTATTCTCATTTAAATTTTTAAATAATGAAATAATTTGACCTTTACCAGTATTAGATACTTGTGATAATAACCTATCTTTAGTATCAACTTTATTTTCCACATAGAAAATAGAAGACGAATCCTCAAATAAATAACCTTTTGGTGCTTCAAAACCTAATATGTTTAGACCAATATCTAAAATTTTACTTACTTTATCTTTACCTACCGTAATCGAATAATTTGGTACTAAAAAATCATTACCACTAAGTAAACTTAATGGATTTAAATTAAAATTACCTAATATTTCCCTTTGTGCGTTAAAAGATACTTTATTAGCTAAAGATTTTAATAATTCCCTACCACCAATAACCCCTAACTTGGTATCATTTAAAACACCTATACCGTTTAATACTCTACCAGCTAAAGAACTTCTTATATCAAAATTACTATCACCACCAATACCAATACCACCACCATTTAAAATACCACCAATTATATTAATTGCTTTGGTTGAAGGTCCCCCAATGTTTAAATTACCATTTCTATCTAAATAACCACCATTAGAATTTTCAACATTATTATTTGAATTATCCAAACTAACTAAATACCTTTCAGATTCACTCGGTTGGTATAAGTTTCTTAGTAAATTTACCCTACCATCATTACCATAATTTGTGAAAGATGAGTCAATTATTCTTGAACCAATATAATTAGTGTATTCAGATTGGGGAGTACCTATTGGTAAATTACCAATATTTTGGATGTTATTACTATTTATATCAACAACAATGTCCCCAACAGTTGATGCGTAAGGGTTGTTTAATAAATTTAAATCTCTATAAGATTGCCCTTCAATTTCAATATCACTAGACGCAATAACTGTTTCTGGATAAGTAGAGATAGTTACAGGTAACCCTAAACCAACACCATAACCACTTAAACCATTATTACTTACAGTATCACTTAATATTAAATTTCTGTTTAATAAAAAATCTCTAATTGAGGGTGATATATTATTTATTCCATTTGGCATGTTAAACTGTTTATTAATAAATATAAAGACTAAAAAAAAATCTATATATTATTATATATTATATAATATTATTATTATTATATATTATTATATATTATTATTATATATTATTATTATATATTATTATTATATATTATTATTATATATTATATTACTATATATTATATATAGTATTAATATATTAAAATATATTATTTAAAAAATACGAAATTATTTTCATATAACCAAATATATTTTAACATATTTTTAAATTTATTTTAAATTGGGTTAGAACTCGTTCTTCCACCACCAATACCCCTACTTATTTCTTCTTGAATCATTTTAGATAACTCTCTAATAAAGAATGGGTTATCTAAATCAATTGAAGCTGATTTATTTCCAGAGGTTACATTAATACTCCCTTCAATTCTTAAAGGTTGACCAAAACTAACACTAACACCTGAAGAACCTGAACCCTTACCAGTGCTATTTTCCACCAAAGCTCGACCAATACCACCATCTTTCTTCAAACCAACTAAAGTATCAGCTGAGTTAAATGATATTGGGTCAGCTCCTGGTCTGGAAATAAAGTCATCATGAACTTGACTCCCCCCACCACCCCCAAAAATAGCATCACCAGCCGAATCACCAAGCATATCACCACCTATAGCGCCAGCTATACCACCTATAAGCATACCTAAAGGTACCGTTACTGGTGCTAATGGACCACCAAGCAGCCCTAATGAAGCACCAGCGGTAGCACCACCCCAAGCACCACCACCAGCCAACCCACTTCTAACAGCAGTCCTACCAGCGTTTTCGCCACCACTCATACCACTCTCTTCATTACTAGTATATTCATCATAACCTGAAAAAGCAGCAGTTAATAAACCACCACTAGCAGCAGCAGCACCACCAACTTTAGCAAATTTAGTAAATTTACCAAGTTTACTAGCAACAGCACCACCACCACCACTACCCTTCGTAGCTTTACTAGCAGCAGCACCACCACCACTACCCTTCGTAGCTTTACTAGCAGCAGCACCACCACCACCACCAACTCTAGCGGTGGTATTGAATCCGAGTCCTAAAAAAACACCCCTAGCTAACCACCAAGCTTCTTTAACTATGAAAGCACCAGCTAAAACGGCAGCAACTGTTTTAGGCCACTCAGCTAAAGTTTTACCTAATGTAATAGACCATTGCGCAATTGTCTCAAACACACCACTCTTCGCAATACTAGTTAATACAAGTTCCATTGATTTACTAAACCCGTCAAATGCTGGTAAAAGAGTTGATTTGAAAGTATTCACCAAGTTTTTCCAAGATTCATCAAATGTTAAAGATTCTTCAGCTCTTTCTGCTAAATTTTTTTCTTGGTCCATTATGTTTTTAATCATAGCGGAGTCTAACTTATGTAGTTCATCAAAATTATATCTATCAGTTACACCCTCATCATTCAATACCTCAACAAAGAATTTACCTTTATCTTTATCCCAATTAGAAATAGCTGCTAAATATTCTTTTTCTTCTTTATTTAACTTACCACCAGTTACCATTTGACCCATTTTTGCGTTATTCTTACCAACTTCTTGGGCCATCTGCGCTAATTCATCATACTCCATATTAGTAGCTTTAGCAGCCTCCCTTAGTCGATGCATCTCCATACCACTAAATTGAAGTTCACCAGTGGTTTTATTAAACACACCACTTACTTCAGTAGCTGCTATAATATCTTTGGTTAAACCTGTCAAATCATTCCTAGCCTTAAACATCAATTCAAAAGGGTCACCCAATTTACTCCAATTACCACCTAAAACTGATAATTTAGAAGCCATCTCAACAGCACCTTCTGGGTCAAACAAATTATCAGCGAATGAACCAATGGTTTTCATCTCAACTTTAAACTTAGTAGATATAGCTGCCATCCTAGCTAAACCTTCAACACCACCTTTAAAGTGATATTTATTAGCCATTTTAATATTACTAGCTAAATTTTTAGTTAATTTACTTCCATTAATACCCATTTTAGTTCCATTATTTAACATATCCGCAACTAAATCTCTACTCTGCTCCGCTGATACGTTAAACCCATCCATGTTTGCCACTAATTCACCAGCACCTTCAGCACCTAATATTGTACCAGCTGAAAGTTCTGCCATAGCTTTGTTTGATTTGGTTGTGAAAACAACAGCTCTACCAATACTTTCTGAATATATAGATTGCATTTTACCTAAATCTTTAGTATCAACACCTAACCTATTAGTGGCGACAGACGCTTGGTAAAGGTTTGCTTTTAAAACACCCGCTTGGTTGCCTAAAACACCCATACTTAAAGTGGTCATTTTAACAGCTTTCTGTTGCTCTAATAACCAACCCAATTGTTGGAATAATAACCCACCAACATTTTTTAATTGTTTTTTAAGGGATTCTTTAGTTAATACTAGTGATTTAGTTTGTTTAACTGATTCCTCTAAATAACCTAATTCAGTCTTAGCAGCGTCAATTTTTTCGATAGCTATTTTTAACGATACTCGCTCTTGCGCTATTTTATCGTATAACGCTTTTTTTTCAGCCTTACTACTTTTTTTAGCTTGTTTAGTTAAATCATTAATTGTTTGTAATATCTTAGCCTTTCTCGCCTCAATATATTCTATATTTTCTGAAATAACCTTAATTTGTTTAACATCCTCTACGTACCCCTTAAAACTTGATGCTGTTTTTTGTTGTAGTTCGAGGTATTTCTCCATCCTTTTTAAATCCTCATTGGATAAACCATTAGTATCAGCCATATTTAATCGTTGTTTTTAAGTTCCACTATACCTTGACCGTAATCAACTGCCCCAATAGCGATATCTCTAGTATTTTCTTTAGTTATTTTAACCCTATATTTATCATCACCAATTTTCTCTAGTAATTCCATCACAATCTTAGAGTTTTGTCTTGACGTAGTCAACTTAACTCTTTTTGAGTCTAAGAAAACACCAAAATAGGAAGTACCATTTTTTAACATTATACCACCAAGGTCAATTTCTTTAGGTGATAAGTAAGTTAATTTAACTTTTTTACCTTTGGAGAAATATTCATTATTACCTAAATATTTTTTAGCTGTTGCGTATAGTGAGTTATTAGTGGTACCACCTTCTAAAGCTTTTAATAATGGAATAACACCTTTAGGGTTCTTATTTAAAAATTTACCCCAGAAAGTGGGTTTACTTAACATCAAATCCTTAAAATTCTGATTCTGCATTAAATCATCAAAATTTACTTCACCAACAGGCCCCTTACCATCGTTATCTATTTTATATAAATTTGGGATACTAACTAAATCACTAGTCTTATTTTGTTTAAATAACTTAGCGTTAAGTGTAACACCTTTTTCCGATAAACTAAATGAGTTGGCTTTATTTATTATTATAACTTCACCCTTTAAATTTGAAAAATTACTTAATAAACTCCCTTCAACTACATTAACCAAACATTTAATTAGATTATCCTTAACAACCTTTTCAATGTAAACCTCCATGGTGCTTTTATTTTCCGTTTTAATGTCGTTTTTAGTTATTAACTCACCAAAACTAAATGTTACTGTGTCTCCCTCCGTTAAATCGTTTAAATCGCTTAATATGGAATCGTAAGCTTCCTTAAAAAATGGTTTTATAATATTATTAGTTTTAGTTTTATTAGTTTTATTAGTTTTATTAGTTTTATTAGTTTTATTAGTTTTATTAGTGTTTTTAGCGTTGTTAGTGTTGTTAGGGTATATCTTACTAATATTTTTACCGTTTCTAGTTATTATGATGGATTTAATCCCTTTAATAGTACCTCTAGTTTTACTACCAGTTGGGTCTTCTAAAAAACTCAAATTATCGTCAGACATTGAGGCTAATGATATTAAATAATTTTTTGATTGGGCTGAAATAATTATTTGTGTTGAATACACATCAACAACTTCCGCTTGTATATTTTTATTTTGTGTGGTGATGTTCATAATATCACCTTTTCTTATCTTACTAAAACCTACGGAGTATGTATCCTCACTTATAATTAATTTAACCATAGTATTATTTTTTATATAAATATAAATATAAAGATAAATCCCAACTAAATACGTAAATAAATAATAAAAGACTGTAATTACAGTCTTTTATTGCTTATTATAAAGTTATCTTATTATCTCTAATATCATTTTTTAGTGCTTCACCACTAATCGTTTTCTTACCTTTAGAGTTATTCGTTCTAGACTCTTGAGCTTCATTTTTACTATTCATTTCCTCAACGTATAGGTTTAAGAAAAACCTTCTCTCATAAGTTGGCATCTTGTTTAAATCTAAATAAGATAGACCTAAATACCTAAAACATAAATAAATTTCCTGTAAAAACGAGGATTTATAAGTCGAGGTCAGGCCAAAAAAATGATGTGTTAAGGGGAAGAAATGTTTTTAAGGACTCACCCCCAGGAGTCCTAACTTCCAAATTCATATCCATACCACATTCAATTGAGTTAACATATTTTCTAAAAGTTTGTACATCCCTAATCAACATAGTGTCAACAAACTTAGATATTACAGCTTCACCATAAGAACCATTAACTGACGTTATTTGTTTTTTCATGGTAAATGTGGACATATCATTATACATCTTACCAAAATTTAACTCCATCTCATCATTATGAGTCTCAATATCATCCACTTCACCTACAGTTAATAACTTAAATGTTATCACATCCTTAGATAAAGGTAACACATAAGATATATGACCATTATTGTCAGTTTCAACATTTAATTCAATCATTTTTAATTGTGATAAATCTATTGTTGTCTCAAATGATTTAGAATCACTAGGGTCGTAAAGACTAATTGGATAAGTAGGGCCATAAGCAGTTGACCTTAACCAAATCATAATAGCGTTTCTATCACCAGTGTGTAAATCCTTATACCTTAAATCAGTATCTAACATTTTTCTATTAAATAAAATTTCCAAAAACTTACCATTTTGTACTAAATTTGGATTAGTTAATATGTTTTCATCAGAAGCGTTTAAATACCCCACTTTCATGGTTGGTTTCCCGTTTTTATATAACTTACCTTTAGAAGGTAATGGTATTACATCGTATGGTGAATCATCTTGCGGTCTACTTAATAACTCATAAAGCTGCTCATTGGTCATACCATTACCTAATTTGTTTTCATCAACTTTCTCATCAACTTTAAAGTTATCCATCTTAGGTGGTTCTAAAGTAGCAACCTTAGGTGGTTCTAAATTTTCAACTTTAGGTGTCTCTAAATTATTACCTTTACCATAACCAACTTCATATTTAGTACCATAATCAACAGCCAACTCTGGTCTAACCTCCATTACTGAACCTCTAACATCTCTAATAGCACGTTCTCTGTCCGTTTTATCCGCTAAATCATGAGCTTTACGCATCATTTCATCTCTTAATCTAATTTGCGACTCCGTTTTTAATCGCATCTGCTCAGCATAACCTTCCTCAATTGATGAGTGTTTATATTCATAACTACCAACACTTTCTTTAATCAATTCATCATTTAATTGATTAGCTATTTGTGACCCAGTACTATTAGCTTTAGCAATTTCTTCCGATGTTGGAAAAACATTTGGTTTTTTATTAATCTCTTCTGACATAATTATTTGTTAAATTTTATTATAATATATTTAATAAATAATATATGTAAAGTTTTTTAATTAATATTATTTATTAAATAATATATGTAAAGTTTTTTAATTAATATTATGTTTTTATAAAAAAAAATAGTATATTTGTTTCTAAATATAAAATTATGATTTTTATTGGTGATACCCATGGTAACCATTCTTATATTGAATATGTTATTAAAGTGAAAAAATTGGTAAACCAAACATTAATACATGTTGGTGATTTTGGTGCTGGTGCTACTAGAGATGAGAATGAAATAAAAAGATTTAATAATTTAAACGATTCTTTAAAGTTAGGTAATAACACACTACACGTTTTTAGAGGTAACCATGATAACCCTCATTACTTCAAGGGTAACCATATTTATAACAACCTTAAGTTAGAAGAAGATTATACAGTGTTAGATATTGAAAATAAAAAAATATTAGGTGTTGGTGGTGCTGTAAGTATTGATAGAGAAATTAATAGAGGTGATAATTTTAAATTTTGGGAAGATGAAGGTTTTAAAGTTGATTTAGATAAGATTAACCAAATAAAGGATGTTGATATATTAGTAACACATACAACAACAAATTTCACAACACCATATGTTGATAAACATATGATTAATGAAATAGATTGTTGGGCATCAAACGTTAAAATGTTTATCCCTTACGACCCTACACTACCAAAAGATTTAGTAGATGAACGTTTTGAGGTTACTAGATTATTTGAATTGTTAAAACTTAATAATAAAATTAAAAAACACTTCTATGGACACTACCATACTAGCAACTATATGAAGATAGATGAATGTGAACACGTATGTCTTGATATAGGTGAGTTTTATGAGGTTAGGGATTATGATAGTTATGATAGTTATGAAGACTACTTAATGTAGCAAAAAAAAGAGGTCAAATGACCTCTTTTTTAATATTATTATTTAGTAAAGTATACTATTATTTAGTAAAGTATATTAGAATACTAAAATAGCTCTATCAAATCTTAAATTGGTTGTAACATCAGCAATCCCATCATCATCCATTGATAAATCACCAAAATTAGCACTTACAATCATAGTACCTTGTAAAACCCACTTTTCAACAACAACACCAGTCGGGTCCAACATCTCTATCTCAATGTCTTTCTTATAACCAGCGGCATAACCTTGACGACCTGTAACTGATTCAGAATGTAAACGCACCCACTCCATAATAGCTTGAGCCGTTGAGGGTCCAATTGCATCCCTAAAGGTAACGTCAATCGCTTCCCATGTGAATCTACCAATAACCCAAGTTGAAGTGTTTAAAAATGGTATCTCAACCTCGTTTTGCGTAATTGTAGGTCTAGCAGCACTTTGTAACCACCACTCTTGAATACCCAAATCGGACGGAAATCTAAAAAGCCATCTATTCTTCCTTTTAGGTTCGTAAGGTACGGGCATTTTCATTAATAAATCAGCCATAATTTTTATTGTTTTTCTTTTTATTATATTTATTTTTAGTATCTTTGTGTCGTACTTACATATAAATACATCAATAATCAAAAAAAATGAGTAAATTAATAAAATTTTTGAGTAAATGTGAAAATAAGGGTTTAGATAAAGATTTTAATTATGATAATACTGTGTATAGTAACAGTGTTGATAAGATAAATATTAAATGTATTAAACATAATTTTGAGTTTTCACAATCACCTTCTGAGCATTTAAGGGGTAAAAAGGCTTGTATACATTGTTCTAAAAATCCTAAAGTTGATACTGAATTTTTTATTAATAAATCAATTGGTATTCATGGGGATAAATATGATTATTCTTTAACAAAATATGTTGATGCTAAAACAAAACTAATTGTTATTTGTAAAACACATGGTCCTTACCATACTTTACCTAATAATCACTATAAACAAAATTGCCCTAAATGTTATAATGATAAAAGAAATTTAACTAATTTACAATTTTATGAGAAATCAGAATTAACTCATTCTAATAAATATGATTACTCATTAACTAATTACACATCATCTAAAATAAAAGTTGATATAATTTGTGAGGAACATGGTACTTATTCACAAACCCCAAACGACCATTTAAATGGTAAAGGTTGTCCTAAATGTGGTTTAAAATATGATAAAAGTGAAACGGAAGTTAAGGACTTCATTAAATCTTTAGGTGTTAATTTTATTAGTAATGATAAAAGTATTATAAAACCATTTGAATTAGATATTTATATTCCATCACATAATATTACCATTGAGTATAATGGTTTATATTGGCATTCTGAATTGTTTAAGGATAATAAATATCATTTAAATAAAACTAATAAATGTTTGGAAAATGGTATTAAATTGATACATATTTTTGAGGATGAGTGGGTTAATAAAAAAGATATTGTTAAAAGTAGAATTAGTAATATGTTAGGTTTAAATGAAAATAGGATATATGCTAGGAAATGTGAGGTTAAAAATGTTTTAGTTAAGGAAAAAACTAAATTCTTAAACGATAATCACATCCAAGGTGCTGTGGGTTCTAAGATTAATTTAGGGTTATATTATAATAATGAGTTAGTGTCTTTAATGACTTTTGGTGATTTAAGACGTAGTTTAGGTTCAAAACCTAAAAATGGTAATTATGAGTTAATTAGGTTTTGTAATAAAATAAATACGAGTGTTATTGGTGGTGCTTCAAAGTTATTTAAAAATTTTACATTAAACAACCGACCTATTGATATTATTAGTTATGCTGATAGACGTTGGAGTCAAGGTAGTTTATATGATACTTTAGGTTTTAATTTCATTCATAATAGTAAACCAAATTATTTTTATGTTTTTAAGGGTAATAGAGTGAATAGATTTAAATTTAGAAAAAGTGAGTTATTAAAAGAGGGTTTTGATGTTAATAAAACTGAACATGAAATTATGTTAGAACGAAAATTATATCGAATTTATGATTGTGGTACTATGTTATATAAAAAAACCCTCTATTAATAGAGGGTTTTTTAATATAATGTATTTTAGATTAAACATCATCAAAACTAGCACCAGTATTCATAATGTTAAACTCAACTGAGATAAATTCTAAACTTCTAGTTGGTTTTATGAATATTTTACCGTTTAACTCGTTTCTATCAATCGATTCAGGACTTCTATCCACTTCAACTCTAAAGTCGGTTAAACCTCTCTCAGAACGTATATTATCCAATATTGGGTTAACAAGGCTTAAGAATTGGTTCCTAATAATATCATCATTTTGTTCAAACAATAATCTAATAGAAACAGCTGATATTAATTTTCTAGCTTGTAATAAAAGTCTTCTAACATTAATTCTGTTTAACGCTGTATCTTTAACTTGAAGTGTTTTATTACCCCATATTTTAACACCTTCAGAAGAGAATGTTGCGATTGGGTTAATTCTACCTTCATAAAGAACGTCTCTTTCACCTAAAGTTAATTTTTTTCTAGCCTTAACAACATCCATATCACCTCTCTGAATTCCAGCAACTGCAAACCAAGGGAATGAAATATTATCAGTTATAGCTATATTTTTAACAACATCAATAGTTGGTGGTAAATAAATAAGAACGTTATTCTCAGAGTCATTTACTTGTACCCATGGCCAATATGTTGCAGAGTAATTACTATCAATACCACTATCTTCTATTAAGTCAACCGCTTCATCAGCTGTCATACCTTCAAAATCAGGTGTTGTTACAATGTACAATGAATCAGCTCTTTCTCTTTCAATCATTTCAATTGTTTCTTCAATTAAATTACGATTGTCGGATATGTCAATACCTGGTGTTGCAAATATATTAATATTCGTAGATTCAGGGTTAGCAAATGTTCTAATAGCTTCTAAGTATGCGTAATAATCAGAAGTATTTCCAATCTCACCACTACTTAAACTTTTCAAAATAAAATTACCTTGGTTTATACCTTTTAAAGCTTTACCAGATGCGTTTTTAGAGAATAAATCTAAGTTAGTTCTTCTTGTTCTATAAATATCCCATCCATCAAAACCACCATATGGTGCAAATGTAAATTTACGAGTATATAGTTTTTCATAAACAGTACCACCAAGACCAGCCTCATTTTGAAAAGGTGCCTCACCAACCTCAAATGTTGTCGCTTCATTATCAATAGCTAAAACGTTTACAGCGTTTGAGTCTAAATGGAATGCGCTAGTTTTATTAGGAAAAGCAACGCCATTAGAATCAACACCTTTATAGTTTAAAAAATCTTGGTCAATCCCAACAATGTTAGATAATCCTAAAAAGGCCTTACGTTTATTCTCAACGTTTGTATAAGCTTTTTTATACTCTATATTTGGAGCTAATGCAGTACCATAATCTCTAGTTAAAACACCATCAAAACCAGCTGGGAATGTATCTCTAATATCATCATCCTCATTCATTTCAACCAATAAGAATTTAGACCTTGATTGGTAATAACCATCAGTCGTACCAATTTTCCTAGCTATAAAATTAGGTCTATTAGGGTCCATAGTACATTTTGAGAATCTCTCTAATATAATTGGATTTGCGTCAGTGTCGAAAAAGCTTCTAATTAATACATCAAATTCTTTATCGTCTGGCTTAATATTACTAATAGATATTTTAATCTCTTGATTAGCTGTATTACCATCTGAAATTGTTATAAATCTAAATAATTTAAATATCTTATTACCTCTAACTTCAGATAAAATATAAGGTGTTATAGCTGGTGAGAACTCCGTTTTATAATTAACAAAATCAGTTTCATAATCAACTAAAGCTAATTTAATACCTTTAACTTTATCAGCGTTAACTAAATCACTAAACATGTTTTCAAATATCTCCTCAACAAAAATAGGTGTATTACCATCTTTAACTTCCTTACTTAATACCCTTGTAATGTAATTTCTTTTTGTCTTATCAAATGAAATTTCATAATTGAAATCTCCCTTAGATGTAAAACCATTTAAAATGGATGTACCACTTAACACTAAATTACCCAAAGGGTTATTTTCAGCTTGGGTAATCGAAGTATTTATCAATAAATCACTTTGATTTGTAATTTCAAATTTTAATTCTTCATCACCATTATATCTAGCTCTACTTCTCAATAAAGCAACAACCTTATTCTCCACATCAGCATAACCAGTTGCTGAGTAATTTGTTGTTAAACCAGATGTTGTACCACTTACATCATCACCAACAATACCAACTGCTGTTACTCCTAATGAGAATTCTGAACCATTAAAAATATTACCAACCCCCTTTAAGAAAGTTTGTGATATTTCTAATTCATCACCAACATTAGAACCTAATAAGGTAACTAATGATGTATTAATTAAACCAGAATCAATAATGTTTTGAACGTTAGAATCACTAGAAATTAATGATATTGTGTTAGCACTAAATGAACCAGTGAAACCCAATGTAAATGGAACATCACTTGCACCCAAAACAATAGTACTTGGGTCTAATGAAGCGTCCAATGTTATACCCCATGATTTACCAGCGTTATAACCAGAAAAACCTAACACTCTGGTAACATATAATTGGTTTGATTTAGATAAAAAAGATTTAGCAACATAAGGTAATTCATATTGTGCATTACCAGTTTCCTTTACTTTCCTAGCGTCCAAAGCACCAAAAAATGACGTGAATTCACCATAATCTGATAAAAATATTGGTTGGAAAGCTGGACCTTTAGTGGTTTCACCAACTAAACCAAGTGTTGTTACCCCAACTTGACGAGTTACAAATGTTAAATCTTTTTCGGATGTGTATACACCTGGACTTACGAATACTCTATTTTGTGCCATCTATTTACTTAATTTTTTTTACTTGTATTATATTTAGTTATTTAATTATAAATATAGATTTATTTAGTAAAGTATCTTATAATGTCCGTTAATCTTTAAAATGTGAGATAATATAAGATTTTTAAATTATGATAATTATAACAAACCTTATTATTTAACTTCCCACTGATTAGGTGTGGTACCATATAAACAAAACTCATTATTTGATTCATCCATAATTTTATCGTTTTGGAAATACAATAAAAGTGCGATTGATGGTCTTAAAGCTTCTCTATTAAAAATGCTTAAATCTGGGTTATTAATTTTAATATAATCATCCGCTAATTGAAATAAGTTGTTGTACTCACTAACAGTTATAATGACTCTTTTATTATTAATGACTAAACTACCCCTACTTGGTATCAAACTATCCACAGGTGTGTCGATAATCACCCTATCAGTGATGTTAAATGTTATTGAAGATGAATCCCTAAGGATTTCACTCATCTCTATTTCAATAACGTTATTTATAAATGGATTACGACCTCCCCAATTAATTTTTTCAGTTGTTCTAATTACTATCATTCTTTCTAATTTTTAAATTTTTTAATTATATTCATAAACCCACTTTTTTGCTCACTATCCATTCTCTTACCTTTTAATAATTGATATGGTGTGAAAATTATTTGACTTAACACTAATAAAATGAACCTACCCCAAGTAGTACCATATGAAATTCCAAGTCTCTCCATCTCTAAAGCGTATATAACGTCACCATAATACTTTAATTTCCAATTAACCGCTATATTATATTTAATATATAAATAGTCATGTAACATGGCCCATATGTCTAAATTAGGTATTACCTTAATATCTTTCGATAACGTAGCACCATCAAACTCATTTGGATTTAAAATAAAATATTCGTAAGCCTCAAGATATAAATTAATCACACCCTTTTTTGTCTTATGCATTTTTAAAAAATAAATCATGAAATTCCTTGTCTTAATTAAAATATCCTCATCTGAATGAAAAAAATCACTTTTACTACCTAACATCTTTTTTTTTTTGTTTTAAATATATGTAATGTATTATAACTCACCACCGTTTTAATATTTTAATTTATTTTGATTCTTTGAATCCAAATAGTGTTTAAATACGATTCCCCCGTATTATAAACAGTAATATGATAAGCAGGGTAATTTACGTCATTCTCAGCGGAAACAAATGCTTCCATTCTATCACCAGCAGCCACACCAAAATCAAATATTTTGTATATGAAGTTAAGTGTAGTAATTGAGGTAGATTGTGATGACCGTGATGACCGTGATGACCCACCAACTACATAAGCTATACTTCGCATATCACCAGACCCAACAGGGTCCACTTTCATTACGAATTCAATATCGTTACCTGTTTCATCCCAATTAATAGTTACGTTTGCATCTGAAAACACTGGTCTAGTATCAACTGAATTTGAAATTTGGTAATAGAAATTATCAACTGTTGCGTTACCACCACCACTTGTACTAATTGTATTATTAATAATAGATATACCATTACCTGCTATTAATGTATTTTGTTTAGAACTTAATTCTAATTGACCTTTTTGTATTTTATGTCTACTTTCCATTTTTATTTATGTTTTTATTAATATCCGTAAAAACTGTGTTTCGGATTAACTGGTGTTACTATATTTGTAAATTCTATTATGTACTTTATATTATATCATTAAGTTTTTTGCATTTATAAATATACCATCCAATTCTAACTCAGACTTACCAAAAGCTAACCCAACTAAATACATAAGTGGATTATCTCTATCAAATGATGTGGCCCTTAAAAAGCTAATTTTAGCAATTGTATTATTCGGAGCTTCTAATGTTTCAATTATTTGCAAAATAGCGTCTTGCGTTATTCCGATTAATTCTAATTGTGTTAAGAATTGAATGGCTGTAACTGTTGAAGCATTTGCCAAAGTTTCACTATAAATTTCTTCTTCTGTTTTATCAATTATGGTATAGGTTAGAACGTCATTTTCAGTGTCAAAAACCATCGAGCCTAATTTTTGTAAGTTGGTTACACTTGGATTTACAACGTCCTTAAAACCCTCCTCTATTGCGTTATAAGGCATCTTATTATTCCAAGAAGTTGGTAAAGTTTGAAATATTTGCCACTCGTTATTAATTTGTATTGCCTTCATTTAAAATGCGTTGTATTTATTATTAAGATTATTCATTATAGCGTCTAATGTTAAATTCTGTCTCGCTCCAAAAATAACAATTTCCTGCATCGTACCATTAAAACTAACTGAGGATGGACCTTCAATACCAATTCTAATATTACCAACGCCACCATTTGGTGCTGTTACATTAGTGACAATTGAATTATCATTATTACTTCTAATTAAATTTGTATTTGATGTGTGGTCTTTTTCAATATAAGTAATGTATTGAGTATTAATTAAAGAAGTACCATTACTGTTTCTCAATGTTAATGTATTTGCATAATATTGGTAAATATGTCCACCACCACCATTAGGGCTTCTAATTAAATATCTAAAGGGTGCAGCACTACAACCTAATACTATTAAAAAAGTGTCTACAGCACAATTATAAACAACAAAACTATATCCGTTGGGTGTAAAAGATTCGTCAGTTACAAAATGGTCGTTAACACCATCAAATGATAATGCAGGTTGACCATTATCTTGAACCAAAACACCATTATTAACAATTCTTGGTTGTCTATCTATTAGTGTTTGTGTACCATTTTTACCATTTCCACTTTGGTCGTACCATATTGTAACAAAACCATTACCACCTCCAACAAAAGATAGTAAAGTGCCATTGGTGATTTCTTTTTCATTAAAATCTTGTTCTACATTATCGCTACTTCTACGGACTCGCACAACTGACCCCGTTGTCCCTTTTAAACTACGTAATGAGTAGGCAAGTCTTGCACCCCCATAAGTATCAAGTAGTAATTTTTTACCACTAAACGCCACCATTTTATTTCCGAAGCTTCCCATTATCTTACTATATTATTTGATTGAAATGTAGTACCTCGTAACAGTCTTACTGATACATTATTAAATGTTGAGGCAGTTGCAAAACTAATTGCGTCCGTAAAATCTGAAGGTGTTACAGAAGTCCACGTAATTGTGTGTGTAGGACTTGAACTTGTAATTTCTAATTCTTGTACTTTTTGACCCTCGTAACCTGCAAAATTTAATTGAGTTATTGTAATATTACCAGTTAAATTAAGTTTGTGTTTTACTCCTAAATTCCAGTTAATACTAACCGCCCCCGTAACATTACCAAGGTTAACTATACTTCTGTATGGTATTGGTAAAAGTGTGTTTGCTAGTAACACATCTACTTGAGCTTGACTATAATAAGGAACTACACCTAAAACATTTGCGGAATATATCACCACAATGTAATCATTAACATCTAAAGTATCTAAGATAGTAAACCCATTTGTACCATTAAGAGTGTATTGGTCTGTTTTTAATGAACCACCACCATTTACCTCAATCGAGTATACTTGTGAATAGTTTGTGTCTAACGTAAAAGATTGTACCCCCAAGTAGTCAAATTGTTTTCTTATCAAGGATACTGTTGCGTTTACACCAGTTAAATTTGAACCATCACCATAATAAGTTGTCCCACTAATTGACCCATTTACGGTTAAATTACCATTCATCGTATCACCGTTTCTACTTATTCTATCCCACCCTATTGGTCGGATGGTGTTTGATGTTGAGCCCGATGTATAAAGTATAGCATCAGCGGTATTTAAAGCCAACTCACCCAATAATAAATCACCAACGATGGGTACCTTATTAGGTGTGTTAGACCTTTTTAATAAAAATATATTATTTCTCTTTCCCATAATTATTTAGAGTTATGTTCTTCTAAATAATTAATCGTGTTAATTATAACCATATATATGGTATTGATTTAAAAAACCCTAATATTAGGGTATATTACGTTATTCATTTATATTATTAATTATATGTATAAAATAAAGGTTATCCTATATTTAATTCACTAATAACCACCACCATCTAAAACGTCATCCTCAGCCAACACTCTTTTACCTATATTACCAACTGTTGGGGATGATGTGTCCGTTACTTGTCTAATTATAATATCATTCAAATTAGTGTAATAACTTCTATTACTAGCACCAATGTTTGATGGGTATTCAATATTATTAAAAGTGTTAAGTTCCGCTACTTTAAATGTAAGCATACTACTATTACCATCACCATCTTGAATCTCAAACCCAGAACCTAATGAACTAATATTAGTGTTAGTTGTTGGGTTGTAATTTAAAGTAATTCTATTATCCTCAATGTATAACTCACTAGTTGATGCAGTAATCGCATCACCAAAAATAGTTAAATTAC